CTTTTACACGATTAGCAACGTCTTCAATTGACTCATTGTCAGTCATTTCTACGTTAGAACCAAAGAACCTAGCTATACCGACTAAAGCTCCTCTTGCATTGCCACCTGCACCTGCGTAAGCTCCATTTATATACTTTTTTGCATCAGCAATAGCGGTTAAAGATTGCCCATATGATTCATTTTGTTTATAGAGTTTAATTATATCTGAGCTAAACTTAGGACTGGTAGTTGATAGTTCTTTAAGCCTAGCTGTCTCAGCTTTAAAAGCAGCTAAATTATTTGCTTGACCCGATTGAGCAGCTAAAGCGTCTTGTTGATTAACATTAGCGTTAGCTTCTACTAGACGCCTGATAAGATTCTGACCAACATTGGCCTCTTGGCCCATGCTTCCCTGTTGAAGAGCAGGATTTGCCATAATACGGAATAACCTGTTTACGTCAATATTGCCCAATAGAGAAGTTACCCCTCCCATCAAGCCGTCCATTATTCCTTTTTCGTTTTGACCTGTTGCCGTATTTCTTCCAAAGTTTACTCCAGTGGCACTTGCCCCAGCTGGACTGTTTTTGTCTATTTTGCTAGGACCAGTTGCTAACTCGTCAAAGTCAGACATATTTGACATCAGTCCTGGCGGACGCCCGTTGATGTTTCTTATCTCTATAGTCGGCACGTTTTGAGCAGGTGTTGACGCTTGTCTCGCCTCATACTCTGCTTGCGCAGCCTTAATATTGGGCGGATTGGTTAAGGCCTCCCAAATACTTTTAACACCTTCTCGTACGCTCGTTCTATTATCAGCTATGCTCTGTGCAAGAGGTGATACGGGTTGTTGTTCAGCCATTTTATATTCCTTAAACTAACGAACTAATATTTGGTTTTCTAACTGGCGATAAAAGCCCAAATATTTGCTGAGCTAGTTGCATATAATTTCCAGAACTTTGAGAATACTTAGGCAATCCAGCGGTATAGGGATTAGCGACAGGGCTAAACGAAGAACTACCACGGGTAGGATCATTAGCTCCTGTAATTTGACTTATTTTTGATTTTTCTTCTTTACCACCACCGCCGACACCTTCAAAGTCAGTTTTCCCAATCTTGTCAAACAACCCAGCAAAGTCAAACCCTTCTGATAATGGTTCTTCCCCCATATTGGACAGTTCTAACTCATCTACGCCAAACATGGGGTCTTCAGTGTTTCCGTCCATGTCCTCAGAATTGCCAGACCTTTTATATAGATCTTCTGCATAGTCTCCTGCGCCTGGATCGCTATAGGACTCTCCGTCGTTATCTACAAGTTTTAAGTCTTCATCATCAAAAAGTTTGTACTCTTTAGTAGAATCTAAATATTGTACTCCATTTTTCTTATAACTTCTAGCCATGCCCTAAACTCCTACAGCAGCGTAGTCTACTCGTAGGTAACCATCTGCTCCTCTAGAGACAGCTTCTGGCATAATCTCTTGTACTTCGTCTGCTAAGACACCGTACTCAGGCTGGTTGTTGACAATCTTCTTAGCCTCAGCTGTCCACTTCCAAGTATACAGCTTGATACCATTGTCCAGCTTGCCAACTTGTTTAATGTTGGTTTTAAGACGTTTATCACTAGCTGCAAAAAGTTGCGCCGCTGTGCCAGCTGCTCCTATAGCTTGTTGGAACGGACTTGCACCTCCCGAGAAAGCCTGAGACTGAAAGCCAGAACTCTGATTCTGGAACGTGGTAGAAGTACCTAGACCAGCTAAGCCGCCTAACAGGTTAGCAAGGTTGATAGTCTGTTCTCGCTGAGCCTCTTGAGGTTGCTGAGTCAACCTAGCTTGGTCTGCTAAGCGAGCCGCTTCTTTCTCTTCTACAGACCTTCCTACAGCTTCTTGCAAAGAAGCATCAGTTAGCTGAGTCTGAAGCTGATTCTGGAACAAGCCAGGAACACGGGTCTCTGCTCCTATCCTACGTTGCTCAGCCCTGCCCAGAGAGTCGGCTAATTGTTTTTGTATAGTCTCGTTTCTAATTTGTTCTTGTCTGCCTTGCAATTCTGCCAAAGCTGTACTACCCATGCCAAACTGACCAGCTTGAATAGCTTGGGTCTGAGCTAATTGTTTATCTCGCTCTGTAAGTTGCCTAGCTTGGTCAGCTATGACACCTTGCTCAGCTAAGAATATATTATCTTGTTGCGGGTCAGCTATGCCTCGTTGAAAGTTTGCTTGGGCAAGTTGACCAATTTGAGGAGCAATTTGAGAAGCTGTCTGTCCTACTCCTTGAAAACCTTGCCTAGCTGCTAGAGTCTGAGCAGAGTCTTCTGGTATTAGCGATTGATTAAACAAAACAGGATCAGCTGTAAACTGTTCTTGTACTCTGGGCAACAGCTGTTCGATAAAGGGAATCACAGGAGCAAAAGGTTTTACTTCTCCTGAGCCGCTAGCTTGTGACTGTTGAGGAAGCTGTACTACAGTTGGTGGAGGACTACTGCCCATTTTATAAAGCCTTTCTTAAAATAATACTTTTAAACTCGTAACCCATTTTACCCATTACCTTTTCCCAACCTTTACGACCTGTCATTTCAAAAAACTCATATCCTAAATCTCTATAGTACTCTTCTACTTCTGGTAGCCTGTTTTCAAAATGAAACTCACCGCTGATACACTCTGCTATAATACCTGTAGATTGGGGAAAAGCAGCAAAGCCTATTACAAAACATCCTTTGATATTTTCGTCCTTGTCACAGGAGACCCATAGATCACTCGTTCCTTTTGTAACTCGCTTAACAATATCAGTAGCATTGAAAATATCAGAACATTTGCTGTGTAAGATGGATTTTTCAAAGTAAGGAAAACACTCAGATAACGTCTTAAATAAAGAAGGGCTTCTATAGTTTATAAATCTATAACTTAACCCATGCTGAAGAGGCATTTCGAAAATATATTCCTTCTCCTGCTCCGGGGTTCCAGTTAGTGCCATCAGCATATCTTATATCACCTTGTTGTGGTTTAGTAGGTTCTGAGTTAGAAACATCTAAATGACCATCTCTTACTACTTCTAAAACTGCTGCAATTTCTAAAAACATATTATCTATAAACTTAGGAATGCCTTCTATGTCATCAGGACAAAGAGAAGGGTCAAACCTTAAAAATTCTACAGTCATCGATCAGACACTACTTCTGATTCTATAGAAAACCCAGACATTTCAAATTGATTATCAGAATCGCTTTCTATTTTAACAGCTAAATACCTTCCTCGTTTCCTAACATCTACTTTATAATCTACACCTATTTCAAACGCTACAGGGTCGCTGTACGACACTCCTTCAAACGGTGTAAGCTCTGTCCCTACACTTATATTAACAGTTCCTGTCCCTTCTATTCGAGGATATAATCTGTTAATAGCTTTTACAGCATCTGTCCTACCTGAGTGTAGCCCTACACGTTCTAGTTTAGTTAAGAAAGAGACACCGTTAAAAGTAGTTCCTAAGTCAGTTAAGTATAATTTTGTATCGTTAGTACCACACATTAACAAAGAATCTACAGCAGGGTTATAAGGGTCTAATGACCAAATTCCTGTAACAGTGCTCCACGTTTTTCCTGACAAAGATGTCCATGTGTTTGCCAACTGTGGATTAACTATTCCTTTAGCTATATAGTTTACATTTGGTAGCTCGCGGATAGTCCAAGTGTTTTCTTTATAGTTCCAGATCAAAGCCCTATTAGGAAAACCATTAAGAGCGCCTGTCTGGGGGTAGCATATCCACACTTCAGTTTGAATTTGATTATGTGCTAAAAATGTTTTATGAAAGTGAGTGTTATCTATGTCGTTAAACAATAATGTTTTTACTGTGTCGTCTATAACGCTTTTTAAAGAATTTCCGTTATGTCTAACTACGTCATTAGTAGTCATCATAACGTGCGTACCGTCTCCCAGGTCTACTACAGCATCCCTGGCAAACAGACCAGTGTCTTTAAATTTCTCTCTAATGTTAAAAGTAAAAGCACCGCCTACAAAGTTTAGAGCAGACACACTATCTTCTTTATAAATTAGTAACTCGTTACCCAGCGGCATAGCGTTTAGAATATGTCCGCTAGTGCCTGACAAGGATGTTTCAGATGATTCAGAAGCTGTGCTAGCAGTGTTCCAAGTGTTTGTACCGTTGCTAGACGCACCGGCTGGTATAGCATCGCTCCATCTAAGTGTGAAAGGTTTAGCAGCACCGTTATCTGTTAGATTAAGAGCTACTAAATGGTTCTTAAAAGGAACAATAGCTTTGCAGCGTAGTGTGCTTGGCCAGTTTGGCAAGTCTGTAAACACGCTGCCTGCTTGTGTCAGGCTTTGGGGAACGTCTAAATTATTAGTAAGTACTAACACACCTCCTAGATTACCACCGTGCCAGTTTTCTTTAGTATTGGCTAGAGTGGTGTACGCTCCGCTGGAACGTGTGACA